TGGGCAACCGCATCCTGGAAATCGGCTGCGTCGAGCTGCACAACCGCATGCTGACGGGGAATAATCTCCACTTTTATATCAATCCGGAGCGCGAGTCGGAAGAGGGCGCGCTGAACGTCCACGGCCTGACGACCGAGTTCCTGAGGGACAAGCCTAAGTTCCATCAAATCGTCGAACAGCTGCGCGAGTACATCCAGGGCGCCGAAGTCATCATCCACAACGCGCCGTTCGACCTGGGCTTCCTCAATCACGAATTCAAGCTGTTGAACCTGCCCGAATTCAGCAGCCACATCGGCGGCGTGATCGACACGCTGGTGCATGCCAAGGAGCTCCATCCGGGCAAGCGCAACTCGCTGGACGCCTTGTGCGATCGCTACGGCGTCTCGAACTCGCACCGCAAGCTGCACGGCGCGCTGCTGGATGCCGAGTTGCTGGCCGATGTCTACCTTGCCATGACGCGCGGGCAGAACAGCCTGGGCATGGACCTCGAGGAGGAAGTCGCCGCCGGCGCGGAACTGCTGGCGCCGGTGCCGCTGGCCGAGATCATCTTCCTGCCGGCTTCGGCGGACGAGCTGGCCGCGCACGAGGCCACGCTGGCCGGGCTCGACAAGGCGGTCAAAGGGCAGTGCATCTGGACCGCCGCGCTGGCGCCGCAGATACCGGCCTGATAATTTTCATACGGGGTCTTCCCATGGCGGGCGGTTGTATGCGATAATTCGCCCCGCTTCGGGAGGTTAGCTCAGGGGTAGAGCACTGCATTCACACTGCAGGGGTCGCAAGTTCGAAACTTGCACTTCCCACCAGAATTTGTATCAAAATCAGGTACTTAGAAATGATCCAGCCTTCATGCGGCTGGATTTTTTTTGCCTGTGTAATTCTCCTGTGTAATTTACTTTTTGCGCCGTTTCGGCGCCACCAGGTTGGACAGCTTGCCCAATGCGGCGCGCTGCGCGTCGACCTGCAGGTGCGCATAGCGCTGCGTCGTAGAGACGTTGCTGTGGCCGAGGATCTTGCTGATCGTGTATAGGTCGACCCCAAGGCCCAGCATGATGCTGGCGCACGAGTGTCGCAAGTCGTGGAAGTTGACGTGCTCCATGCCGGCCCTTGTTCTCGCGCGACGCCATGCCGATTTCGCGCCGTCGACTGTGATCTCCAGCGGGAAATATTCCAGCCACGGCCGCAGCGCCGGAATGATCGGAATCACTCGCATGCGCAGCGTCTTCGTGTGGCTAGCCGGCAGGGTGATGGTGTCGGTGCCGATGTGCTCCGCCCGAATCTTGAACAGTTCGCCGCGCCGCGCTCCGGTCAGCAGCGCTGCCCAAATCGCCGCCTGGGCCGGCTTGCTGCAATGCTGCGCAATGTCGCCGACCTCTCGAATTGTCAAAAATACCTCGCGCTTGTTGTTGACCGCGACGGCCTCGATCCGCAGCCCGTGATTCTCGTGCGTCAGTCGCCGCTTCCACGCGAGCGTCAGTCCCTTCTTGGCGCAGGCCAGCGACCTGTTCACGGTCGCCGGTGCGTAGGCGGGCTTCATTTCCTTCGTTTTCGGATCCTCGATCAGCTTACTCATGTCGCGAATGACATGGTCAGCAAACTCTTGCGCCTGGCTTGCGCGGTATTTTGCCGCCCACGGCAAAAGCCTCGTCGCGTGATGCTTCGAGGTGTCCGAACTGCGTAGCGAGGCAGCATGCTCCATGTAAATTTCCAGCACCTGCAGCATGGGCGGGTCGCCAGGGATCTGCACCTGCTTCTGTTTCGGCGCGCGCGCCACAGCGGCGCGCAGTTCCGCCTCGACTAGCTTGGCATCACCCGCAGTTGCACCTTCCGGCAAGATTCGGTGAACTCTTTTCCCGGCGACCATGATCCCGACGTGCTTTCGGCCTTTTTTGTCGTCCCAGATGGACATTGTTGATGTTCCTTTAACCATTTTTTGCATTCTGCCAGATCGTAACGCTTAGAGCGCTTCCCGACCGGGGTGTACGGAAGCCCATCGTGCTCCAGGCGGCGGATGGTGGATTCGCTCACGCCGAGCGCTGCGCAGAGCTGCTGGCGGTTCAATTCGCTCATCGCGCCTTTCTGCGTGCTCGCGACGAGCTCGGCAATCCGCGCCAGCTCGGTTTCGTCCATCATCATGGCGGAGTCTCCTTGTCCATCATTTCTCCAATATCGTTATATCGCAAGGCCGGACCGGCCCCTTGATGCCTTCCAGGTAGACAACCATCTCAGCATCGCCCTTGTGCCAGCAGAAGCCGGCGATGAATTCGCTGAGGCCCTTGTGCAGCACCGGCCGGGCCAGCTGCTTGCAGCGGTGGATCATGCGGTCGTGCTTGTCGGCCAGGTCCTGCGCCGTCTCGACCGGCTGTTGGTCGCGAGCACTCATCGCAGCCACCACCAGACGTTGGCCAGCGCGGCAGCACCATAGAGCAGGGCGATCAGCTGGAACGCGCGCCGGCGGTAATGCGGGTCGCTGGGTATGGGCGCTTGAAGTTCAATGTAATCCGCCATGGTACGATCTTGGTCATTTGGGCGGTTTGCATGGATCAGCAACAATTCATTGAATTTGTTATAGCCGGCGCACGCGGGCGTGGCCTGGTCGTAACCAGTAACCGCAGCGGGCGCGCCAGCATTTGCTTCAACGCGAAAAGCAGGAAAAGTCTCCATGCCGATCATCTGGTTGCCCTGTTTGAACTCGGTTACCTCGACGCTGGGAGAACAAGGACTCAGCGCAATGCTTTGGTCGAACAGGTGGCACCCGGGCGGCCGTGTACGCACCGAGGTTTGCGTGAGATCGTCGAGCGGCTCGTTGCCTCGAAGTGATTTCATGGCGCCACCCGCTTGAACTCGACGACCCAGACCCAAGGATTTTCCTGCCAGCTCAGCGCCCCATTGATCTGGGACCACAGCAGCTCGAAGTACTCGGCCTCGGTCAGGCCGCGCGGGTTCTCTGGCGCGCAGGCGCCGGCCGCCCACATTCGGATGCCCTCGGAACGCGCGTCGGCATCGCTGATGTCGTTCAGCCGCTCGACGCGGACACCGGTGATCTCCAGCAGGATCCGGCTGGCCGCGCGCGGCATGAATATCGCCGGCCGCGTGTACCAACCCGGCAGCACGCCGCCGCGCCCCCTTCGCCAGCGGCACATCCGGGTTGTCGGCCGCGTACTGATAGCGGCGGTCGCACTCCAGCGTCATGTCGATGAAGTGCCACTCGTCGCGCGCCTTCTTCGCGCTGAATCGTGTCTCCCAACGGCCGAAGGCGAGGAAGGTTTCCCGCACGCGCAGGCGGTCGCCACGATCCCCATGCGGGCAGCAGTCGCCAGCCAAGCCGGTCAGCTTCTGCATTTCTTCCTCGATGTGCACCATCGACTGAACTGCATCCGATGGCCAGCGGTGACCGCGAGGACCGGGATAGTCGGCGGGCTTCGGAGTCGGCTGTGGCTTCATGATCCTGCGCGTCTGCGTCTTGCTGCCGTCGAGCAGTGCGCGGACCATCGGCGCGCTGAAGAGGATAGGACGTTCCTTGCTCATGCTATTATTTCCTTATGACAAAAATCACAAATGAAAATTGGTTTCTTTGGTTGTGCGGCGTGCTGGCAACGTGCTTCCTTATATCCGGCTTGTTCATGTCAATCATTTCCAAGGGTATAGAGTCGAGTGAGGCTGCTGGATGGGTGCAAGCCGTCGGCGCGATCATCGCCATAATTGCCGCCGGAAGAGGAATCAAGTCTCAACTTAAGGCGGCTGAAGAAGCTTCTAGAGAGCATGCCGATCATGAGTTGCAAAACACCATCGGCGCAATTAAGGCAGAACTGGGCGTCTACGAGAATGTCGTGCGCGATGTCAAGGACAAGATTGATAACGACATCGCGGTTCCTTTGCACGAAATCACGGTCAAGATTTTTCTGGAGATTACGCCCCGGTTCGTCGTTTTCAGAGCGAACGCCTCGCATATAGGAAAAATCCCTGACGAAAATCTTCGAAAAGAGATCATCGCGATCTACGCTGAGCTCGAAGTATTTTTCTTGGCGATTAATAAAAATAGCGCGATACTTACCTTGATCCTGAACGGCGAGAAGACGCCTGATGAAGCGCAACGGCACCTTAAGGCTCTGCTGCCGGTGCTTCAAGAGCAGGCGAGAAAACTTATCGAACTCTTCGAGATCGCTGCTCCACGATTTGATGAATGCGCGCGACCGCGCTGACGGCCCCTTGATAATCATTCGGCCACACCTTTGAGTACTTCGCGGTTGCCACTAACCAGCGGCCCGACCACCGTATTCTCCATTGCCTCCAGTAGCCGCGCCGCCCGGTTGTAGCCGATCCGCAGGTGGCGCTGCACCAGAGATATCGAGGCGCGCTGGTTGGTGCGCACGACGGTGACCGCCACGTCGTACAGCGGGTCGCTGGCGCTGCCGTCGCCATCCGGCTGCGCGTCGCCCAGCTTCGTCACCACGCGCTGCTGGCGGACGGGCTCGTCGCCGGCTGCCGGGCCGACGGTCGGCTCCAGGATCTCAACTGCGGCCACCAGCAGCATCTGGTCAGCTTGAGCACCTGCCGGCCGGGCGTGGGCCATATCGATGGCGCACTTGATCGCGCTCTCGCCTGTGGCCGCCATCTGCTCGCGTACGCGCTCGATGTACGGTGCCACAGTCTGCTCGTACAGTTCGTTCAGCACGTCGCGGTACCGGGCGCGCACCTTGTACAGCTCGGCGCTCAGTCCGACGGCGCGTTCGAACTTCTTCTGGCTGATGGCCGCCGGGCGCGTCACCGGCGCATCACCCTCGGCCGCGCCACCCAGCGCCTCGACCAGGTCGGCCAGCAGCTTGGCCAGCTCGCCGGTCATCAGCATGAAGTCGCCGTCGAGGCGCTCCTCGTTGTTCCGGTCGGCGCCGCGATCGTGTTCCGTCAGTACGTCGAGCGGCTTCACCGACTTGACCGTCAGATTGTCCGTCATCACGAAGCTGATCTTGCTGTCCCAGGTCATGGCCAGGCGGATGCACTGCTTGCCTGCGGCGATGTGGCGGCCGAGTTCGGCTGCGTCCAGAGAATGCCGCTTCCACTGCACCTGGGCCTTGCTTTCGCCGGTCGCCTGCAGGGTGGCGTCCATGTCGACGGTGAAGCCGGCCGGCGCCTGGTCGGACTGCAACCATTCGGTCATCACACCTACCGGTGAGCGCTGCACGCGCAGGCTCTCGACTGGGAACTTGTCGACGCACTTCAGCAGGAGCTTGAGCACCTCGTCGGCCTTTGTCGCGCTGGCCGCGTCCACCACCAGCCAGCCGTTGACCGGGTCGATCCAGACCATAATCGAGTTGCGCACCGACAGCGCGCGCGGCAGCAGTTCCTCGGCGACGCGCTCGCGCAGCTCCTTCAGCGCCTTCTTGCCGGGCGCGAAGCCCTGCGCCTGTTCCAGCTCGACGGCGCGCGCCTTCGTCGCCTGATTGATGACGGCCGCCGGTAGCACCTTGCTGTCCGTGGTCAGCTTCAGCAGGAACTGGCCGTTGACGACGTGGACCAGGTCGCCGGCCGGGCGCGGCGGCTCCCAGCCCTGGCGCAGCAGTTCGTTGCTGGCGGCCGGCGTAAATTCGTGCGTCGCCAGCATGCGGCAGAGAGACTCGGCCGACGTCAGGAAGCCGGGCAGGCGGTAGATTTGCAGGTTCTTGAACATGATCAGCCTTTCACGCAAACGACTTGGCGCAGCGTGTGCTCGATGCTGACGAGGTCAGCCTGCGCGGCCATGACGGCGTCGATGTCCTTGTACGCGGCCGGCGTCTCGTCGATCACCTCGCTATCCTTGCGGCACTCGACGCCGGCGGTCGCCGCCTCGTGGTCGGCCAGCGTGAAACGACGGCGAGCCTCGGCGCGGGACATGGAGCGGCCGGCGCCGTGCGAGCAGGAGCAGAATGAATCCGGGTTGCCTTTGCCGCGCACGATGAACGACTTGGCGCCCATGCTGCCGGGGATGATTCCCAGGTCGCCCACACGCGCTTGGACCGCGCCCTTGCGCGTCACCAGCACGTTCTGGCCGAAATGGTTCTCGTGCGACACGTAGTTGTGGTGGCAGTTGACGGCGCCGCAGTCGCAGGTGAAAGCTTTCGGAACGGTGCGCGATAGGGCGCCGAGCGCGGCCACCATCATCAGCTCCCGGTTTGCCTTGGCGAAGTCCTGCGCCCAATGCACGGCCTTGAGGTAGTCGCCGAACAGGGCGGAGCCTTCGGGGATATAGGCCAGATCCTTGTCGGGTAAGTTGATAAACCAGCGCTCCATGTCCTTTTTGGCCAACTCGATGAAATGCGATCCGATCTTGTTGCCGACACCGCGCGAGCCGCTGTGCAGCATGATCCAGACGCGATCCTGTTCATCGAGGCAAACTTCCACGAAGTGATTGCCACCGCCCAGCGTGCCCAGGTGATTCGCCGAGCGCATAGCCGCCGCGCCGATAGCCGGATACTTGTCGATCAGCGGCTGTAGGCCGGGCAGCATGTCGCCGAAGACGCGCAACTGCTGGTCGGGCACGTTCGCCCATGCGCCCCGGTCGCCGGCCATGCCGTTGTTGGTGCGGCCGTGCGGGATCACGCGCTCAAGCTCAGTGCGCAGTGCGTGGAGGCTGTCGGGCAGATCGCTGGCGGTCAGCGTCGTGCGCTGCGCCACCATGCCGCAGCCGATATCGACGCCGACGGCGGCCGGGATGATGGCGCCGCGCGTGGCGATCACGCTGCCGATGGTCGCGCCCATACCCCAGTGGACGTCCGGCATGATGGCGATGTGCTTGTGGATAAACGGCATGGCCGCCATGTTGTCGAGCTGCTGGCGCGCCGCGTCTTCCAGCTGCACGCCATTCACCCAGGCTTTAATCAGCCCGCCCTTTGATCCCTCGATTGCTTGAAATGGCATAACTTCTCCTGTCCGGTTATTCAGCCGCGTCGCGGCGTATCGTTAAAAGTGACGCCGTTCTGCGCGCCATAAGCGAGTGCGTATTCGATCAAGCTGGTCATGCGGGCAATACTCATGGCGGCGGACGACTCGCGCAGGTTGCAAAACTCACCCTCTAGCCCCGGCACCATCTCGCTGCCTTCGCCGGTTGCCACGGCGTGGCCCGATATCAGCAACACCTTCCATTGCGCCTCGGTGCGGTACTCGCCGGCGAATTTCAGTTGCCGCGCGAAGTCGGCGAACATCGCGTGCAGCTTGGCGTTCTGCTCCAGGTTCCGGGTCTTCTCCTGGATCACGACCGCGTAGCCGAGCGGCGTTTCGAGCACCGCTTGCGCGCAGCGCCGGCGCACCTGGTCGTTGACGAGGACGAAAGGGCGACGGGTCAAGGCGGTGCTCCCGCCGCGCCACGCGCGATCATGCTGGCACCGCCTCGGCCGCTGGCTGCTTGGACGCATCGTACTTCTCGATCCCCCAGGCCAGCGCGTAGCAGCACCAGACGAATCGATGCGTATAGTCCTCGCTGTCAAGCTCGTAGAATTCGGCGAAAACCCGCTTCCCGGCCCAGACGAAGCGCATGGCCGCGCTGTACGCCGCGTCGCTGCCATCGTCCGCGTGGTCCAGTACTTCGGATTCCAATTCTTCGCGCAGGCCGTGCCCGAGCTTTCCGACTAGTCCGCACTGTTCGATCCAATCCATCACGTTGGCGCGGAACTTGTCGGCCGAGTACTTCCGGTAGCCGTCGTGGTCCGTCGCCTGGAGCTTCTCGCCCCAGTACCGCAGGTTCACCGCCAATTGGGCGCCGTTGCGCTTCTTGTATTCGCGATCGGTCCGGAAGAACTCGAACATGTCCTCCAGACGTTGGGAAACATAGGTGCCCATGTCCCCGGTGTAGCAGAGGTAGCCCGGCCAGGTGATCAGGTCGAAGTGCATGCAGCTCGTCCCGGGCCGCTTGAAGCGGATATGGCGGCCTATGCCGTCGTCGCGGATCACGATCATCTCGTGCTCGGCGACGTCGCGCAGGAACTGCTCTTCGGTGCAGGCGGCGCTCATTCTGCCGAAGGCGCCACGCGGCGCGCCCAGACCCAGTACGGACCGTCCTCGGTGTCATGGATGGACAGGGTGAACCAGCCTTCGCCTGTGGGAGCTTCCGGATTCCAGTCTGCGACGCTGCCCGATTCTTCATCGAAGTACGCGATGTAGACCGGGTGGGTCAGGTCTTCCATCTCCAGGCTGACGTGGCTGGTCACCAAGCCTTGCGCCACCAACCAGGCTTTGTACTCGGCGTCTTGGCCCTCGTCGAGGTCCGGCAAGCCAGGATGCGACCACCAACCATCCTTGTCACGCTCTACCGGCACTGGGCCGATGAGCAGCATGGCGGCCGCCACCGGCGCCAGCGCGGCCGGGTCGAGCTTCGTGTACGGGAATTGCTCCGGGAACTTCTTGATGCGCTGGATGAAGAACGAGCCCTGCGACTCGGCGGCCAGGAACTCGGCGAACATCGCGGCGCTGACGCCCTGGTAGTGGTAGGTGTCGGCCACGCCGGTCGACTTCTTCGGCGGGAACTGGATGGCCAGCAGGTTCAGCTCTGGCGAGTGGCCGACGGCCGCAATCTGCGAGCTGGCGACCGGCTGCATGGTGATGAATGGGGTGGCGCTCATAGTGATCTCCTGGTGGTGGTTAAATTAGGCTGCGGCCAGCTCGGCGAGCACGGCGGCGAAGTCGATGGCTGCAAGTCGGGTGACCATGTCGCTGATGTCCATGTTGTTGGCGGTGGCCAGCGCGATCAGGAAATCGGCGTCGCTCTCGGCGGTGCTATCGGCCTGGTCGAACAGGTCGGCTGGCACCGCAGTTGACGCCGGCGCAGCGCGGTGCGGCTTCTCGCCATAGAAGCTGGCCGTGCGCGCGATCTCCGGCGCGGCGCCGGCGGGAACTGGCGCTGCAGCGGCATCGGCGGCGACGTTCGCGGCGGCCGCGCTGGCGATGCTTTTGTGGGCGGCGGCCAGCGCCGATTCGCGGGTGGCGGTCTGCTGCTTCGCCACCGCCTGGTCATTGGCGGCGCGCTCGGCCGCGATGGTGGCTTGCTGCGCCTCCAGCTGGCGTTTCGTTTCGGCCGCGACCCGGGCGCGTTCGGTTTCGACGGCTGCGGCGGCAACCTTATCGGCCTCGATCTTTGCCACGCGCGCCGCCTCGGCGATCACCGCGTCGGCCTTGGCCTGCTCCTGTGCGGCGATCTGCGCGCGCAGATCGTCCTCTTTCTTCTTCTCGGCGGCCAGGTGCGCGGCGACGCGGGTAGTGACCACCAGCTGGAAGTCGTCCATTGGCTTGGTGATGATCTGCGCCATGTCCATGAACAGGGCGCCGTGGCCGGCGGCGTTTTCCTTGCACCAGGCTTGCTTGGCGCGGTAGTCGGCGGCCTGCTGGCTCGCCGCGATCTTGGCGTTGGCCAGCGTGGTGTTGACGGCGTCGTGCAGGCTGGCCAGGGTGCGCTTGTTCTTCATCGCGCCGGCGAAGTCAGGTTGCGCCAGCGCCAGGCGCAGCGGAGCGATTTCCTTCTCCAGTGCGGTGACGTGGTCCGCGTATTCGCGCTTGCCCTCATGCAGAATGGTTTCCTTGATCTGCTCTTTGCGCACCTTGACCAGCTTCTCCAGTTGCAGGCGCTTCGCGCGGAACTGCTCCTTGATGTGGTCGACCGTGCGCATCACTTCATCGATGGTCGAGGTCTGCGCCAGAGCGGCGGCCTTGGCCAGCTCCAGCTTGGCCTCGGCCTCGCCGCAGAACTTGACTGTGTTTTCCGCGTCGGCGAAGTGTTCGTCCGTTTCCAGGTTGATGTTGATCTTGGCGATAAACTTTTCGGCCGCGAACTTGTAGGCGGCCAAGTTGCTGCTGACGACCTTGCCTTCGGTCTGGACGACCAGCGCGGGCAGCGCGGCGATCGGCTCGGCGGCCGGCTTCTCGATGATGTCGACCTGCTTGTAATTGGCAACGTCGATATCGAACTGCTCCCAACCGGCGACGATTTGCGCGAACCGGGCCGGATCCGGATAGACCCACATCCAGACCATGTTTTCCTCGGTGCCGTCGGACGTCATGAACAGCCATTTCTCGGCGCCCGTCACCATGAGCTGCTGCTGGACCTGCGGCTGGTGCTCTTCCGGCAGCTCGCCGGCGGCGACTGCGGCGGCCAGTTCGGCGTTCCACTGCTTGTGCTCGAAGCCGATGGCTTCTGACATGGTCAGGCCATCGCAGGATGCACTCTCGCGGCCCAGCGACAGAGTGACGGGATACAACTCGTCGCCGATGATGCGCTCGGCGAACGGGCGCGCCAGAGCTTCGACCTCGTGGCCGTAGTCCAGGATGTTCTCTTGCACCCAGTCGCTGAACTCCTTGGCCAGCCCGGTGGCCTTCATGCGAACCAGGTCGGTGCGGCTGACTTTCTTCGACAGGCCCAGCATCGCGGCCGCCTCACTGGCGCCGTGATGATCGAAGCGGAAGGCGTGCCAGTCGTCACTACCCTGGAGCAGGTTGTGGATTTCACGGCTTAGTATTTTTTCGCGTAGCATGATCGTTTCCTTGTTCGTGTTGTTGGTCGATTACTCGGTTTCGTGGGCCCAGCTGTCGATGGTCAGCTTCTGGGCCTCGGTGAAGGTGGCGCGCGTGCTCAGCATGGCAATCAGCTGCGCCGGCGTTTTCTTCTTGCTGAGGATGGTCTGGCGCCATTCGGGCGTTTTCTGCGCGAAAAGCTCGTCGGTGCATTCCGGCAGCTGGTCGATGGTGCGGTCGTCGGCGGCCGCCGGCGCTGGCGTGATGTCGCGCATCTCGCGATTCGCTTCCTCCAATTCATCGCCGGTGTAGACGCCAAGAATGACGCCTGGCGCATACTGGCGCGCCCACTTACGGACGGCCAAGTAGCCAAGTTGCTGTTTCGGATCGTCTGCCCAAAGCGTGGAGTTGCGGGTGCGTGCTTGAGCGAGCATCAGGTCCAGCACCTTGATCTTGCCAGTAGCGCGAATCGTGGCCGAGATGCGCAGGCCAAGCCCAATTTCATCCGACAGGTGCCAGGCTGGTACTCGGTATTCACCTTTTTCACCCTTCTTGATCTCGAACTTGCCGATGATGTTTTCCCATGGGCCGTAGTACTCATAGTCAAAATCATCGGCAGACAAGATTCCGGACGATGTGATCGCGGCATGCACGAGTTGGCCTTCGTAGCCGATCTTCCCGGACACGAAGAACGTCTTCTGCGCGACAGCGAAAGGGGACATCTTCCACTGGACGGCCTGCATCACTACCGCGAGGCAGTCGCCAGGCGAACCCCGGAACTCATTCGGTAGCGTGGCCTTTCCGCTGGCCATAATCTCGGCCAGGCGCACCATGCTGTCCATGTGGGCGACGTCGAGGATCAGCGAGGCGCTGCTTACGGTGGCGATCGGTGCGCCACTGGATTGATGCGCCAACTGCATGCTGTGCTGGCTTTCTTTGGTAACTGCGTTCATCGTATTCTCCGGTTCAACTTCGTTAAAGCTGCGTTCAGCAGGGCAAGGCGTAAAGCGTGTTGCGGGCGGTGGCCGGCGCGCAGGTTGCGCAGCGCGGCGCCGGCGATATCGGCGAGGACGGCTCTCAAGTCATCCTCCCGTGAATCACCGCCTGGTCGCGGCAGGCGCTCTCCGCGTCGGCGTGCTGCATGTAGGAGTAGCCGAGCAGGATCACCGCTATGAGCAGGGTGGTGGTGACCAGGTCACGGATTTTCATCTGCGGCTCCTTGACGTGCGGCGCGGACCGCTTCGACGCGATCACGGCGGCGTTGAATGGCGCCTTCGATCTGTTTGCGTCGGAAGCCGGCAGGAACGTTCAGGCCTTCCAGCACGATTTCCAGAACCCGCAGTTCGTGGCAGCTCATCCTGTCGTTTTCTGCGAACAGGGTGACGATGCGGCGCAGCGCTTTTTCTGCCAGCGTCGGCTCGGCGACCAGCTGGGCCATCAGGCCTGGCTCGACGGCGCTCATGGCATCACCATCGGCGGAATAATCAGGTCGACCAGCCACTGCGCCAGCAGGACCAGCAGGCACACGGCGCCGATCATCAGGCGAGGGTGGCGGCTGCACCAGTCGCCCGGGCGACCGAAAAGCAAGCGAGTCGTGAAATTCGAGGTCTTCATCAGGATGCGTTCCATGGTTATTGGCTCATGCCGGCGCGCCAGCTCTTGGCGTGCTCACACTGGATCGCGTAGCCGTCGGCGCAGCTCTGGTCCCACAGCGCAAGGAGCGCAGGGATTTCGGCGCGCGGATAGATGCGCGCGGCGTACTGGTTGGCCATGTCCTCGTGCACAGCGGTGCCGTGGCGATAGAGCTTGGTGTGGACCTCTTCCAGCATTTCCGGGTACAGGGCCAGCACGACGGCATGGCCGACCTCGTGCGCCAGAACGAAATCGCGGCGCGGCTTCGGCAGGTCGCAGACGCGGGCGTTGACGCGCACCAGGTCGTTGCCGGGCTCGTACTCGCCGTTGTTGCCGTTGTCGTGCGTTCCGATCATCACGCGCAGGTTGTCGATCTTGGCCATGCCAGGCATCCAGACCACGCGCTTCGCTTCTTCCTTGAAGACATCGAGGTCGGCGCGCAGCTGGTCGATGCACGTCGCTTGCGCGGCGCCGCAGAAGGCGAGGGCACACACGGCGATCGCTCCGGCAAACTCGCGGCTGGCCAGCTTCGGCGCCGGCACATTGCGGTTCGTGCGCTCGATCTCGCGCAGGGCGTAGGTGCTGCCGGTCGGCACGCGGTCGCTGGCATCCAGGTTGCCGTCGCTGAGGATGTCGGTCAGGCCGCTATCGGCGTAGGCGTAGTCCATATTCCAGAAGACGGCAAGGCGCGAGTCACGGCCGGCGGTGATGTGGTTGGCGGCGGTGTTCATTCGGTGCCACCCTTCTTGAACATCCATGGTTCGACCTTGAAAGTCGGCACGACCTCGCCATTCACGAACGGCTCCAGGATGATCGATGTGTCGCGGACGTCCGGGCCTTCGAAGAAGAGCACTGCCGTATCTCGGCCGAAGAAGATCGAGTGCACCTCGTCGGCTTTCATGGAATATTCCGTGCCTTCTTCAAACTCTTCGAAGCAGCGCTCCCAGGTCGAGACCTCGCCCAGCGTCTGTTGATACTTACCCATATCGGAACACTTCAGCGTAGAAACTTGGAATTCGTCGCCCAGGTCGCCCGGCGTCCAAATGACGTTGCGCACACACCCGGACAGCACGATGCAATGGAAATCGAAGCGGTGCGAGTGCGGCACGATCGGCTCTTCATGGGTGCGGCTGCACTCCATGAGGCGAACCAGACCTTTCGGGCCCGGCGTACCGATCAACCAGCTGGTCACACCCGGGATGCCGCCGTAGTTGCTCACCGGCGAGTGCTTCATCGCGGGCAGGAATTTCAAGATGTCCATACGCCTCCTTGTTGACTTCGTTGTTGGGGAGCGCGTTCGCCGCTCGCTGCGTGTTGATGACCGGTACTAAAATCTTCCGGCTTGGTGTCGATGTTCCTGGCGCCCTACGCGGCTACCAGGTATGAGCATTCGCCTCGTTGCGGGCCGCATTGCCGGATCGTGACTCCAGGCCGCTCCTCCAACTCCCGCCTACCACTTACTCACTTCGTCGCGCATCAGCCTGCGCATTCACCAACAGGGGAGGCGGCTAGCGTGTGCGGTGCCGTATGTACGGCGCTGGCTCTGCGCTTTTGCTCGACCAGCTGCAACCGGCCGCCTCCCCTGATGGCCCTGCGCGCACCTGGCGCAGGTCAGGCCCAGCTCACGACATCGCCGCCTTGTCCCACGCCGCGCGGTCGGCGCCGCCCTCGGCCCGGCTCGCTGCGCGCGCCTCGACGCCGGCGCGGTCGACAGCACGTTCCATCTGTGCGAGCTCTGCATGCGAGAACAAGCTCACCAGGTTCAGGCGGGTGCCGGCCGGCGCCACGGCTTCCACGGCGCAACCATCCGCCGCGTCCGCCATGCCGTACAGATCGACGTACACGCCATGGAGCAGGTAGCCGGCCATGAGCTGCCGCATGCCGGCGGGGACTTGAGGCTGCGCGAACGTGATGACCGGCGCCACGTTGCTGGCGCGCAGCTGGAGCAGGGCGGCGGAGATCGGCGCGTTCACGACTTCACCACCGGGTTGTTCGGCAGCAGCTTCCAGCCCAGCTGCTCGCGGAACTGCTCCGGCGACAGCGGCGGCGTCCGGTCAGCGCGGTGCTGCGCCATCAGGGCGCGGACCTGGTGCTTGTCTGGATGGGTAGTCATGACGATTAGCCGAGCGAAGCCGGTGCGGCAACGGTCGAGAAGTCGAACTGCGGAACGACATCGCCAGCTGCGGCGGCTGCGTCGGTCAGGGCTTTCATTTCGGCTTGGGACATTTCGTTCTCCATCGGGTTTGGTGTGTCGATGAAGTAGAGAATACACACATTGTGTATATAGGTCAAACATTTTGTGTATTTGATTTTTCAAAACGTGTACCGGAGGCCTTGAGGGAAGCTTTAGGCGCAAAAAAGCCCTGCCCGCAGGGCATGCGTGTTACGGTAAAGTTACGTTTCGAGCGGACCTGAGCGTGGTATATGTTGGGCATGAAAACGCAAATGCCCGCGCCGGAGGTCTCTGCTCCTTCGGTTCCCCAGAAGCTAAGCAGTGTCAGTGACCAGCGCTCGAGCGCTATTTCCCAGGCGAAGTTGCGAGAGATGGCCGCGACGAGTCCGCAAGCCAGGCAGTTGAAAGCGCTTCAAGAAGTGGCCGACAATAGCCCTGTGCCTGCTTCGGCCTCCGACAACGGTTTATACGTGGCGCAGCGGGCTCGTGATGTTCGGGCCGAAGTTCGGAAAGGCAGTGTGGTGGTAAGCACCTTTGGTTATCCACCTGAGTTTAAAGGTGGTGACCCAGCCGGCAAGTATGGGTGGAATGGTGTCGAAAAATACAAAGCTGAAGCAAAGGTTGGAGATAATCCGTCCATAACACTGGATGAAACGCGAAATGACTTCCTTGTCGCGCAAGCGGGTCACGTCCTTGGGGACCAAAACGGTGGCAAAGGCAGCGATAAAAATAATGTATTTGCGCAAGATGGGGGGGTGAACAACGGACCATTCCGCAGAGAATTTGAAAATCCGATGAGAAGGCAGCTGGATTCTGCGGAAGAAGATGATGATGTAAGTTTCCGGGTCGTTTTATATGGAACTAATATCACTCAGGGAAAGCTAGCGAAAGAGACGGATCTAGCCGCGAGCGAGGAAGACTCCGATTTTGAAGGCTTCTGAACGTTGGAGCTCCAGCCACAGCTTCCCGCCCATTTTTCCTCGGCCGCCGATGCTGTAGATTTCTCCCCCCACCGTTCGGCTAGCGCCGCCCGCGCGAGGGATATGCAGGCTGGCGCCAGACGTAAAAAAACCCCGACTGGCGGGGCCATTCCGTCGCGAGCCGCATCATCAATGAGGGGTCGTGAGTCCCCCTTGGTTAGCCTTCGCAGCGGCGTATATTTTATTAAAGTATGTGCTCATATCATCCGCGCTTTCCAGTGCGAAGACCTCTGCGTAGTCCTCTAGTAGACTGATAGATGGCTGCGCTGCTTTTCGGTTGCTCCCGGATATGACAACGTACGTTTTTGTATTGTCTCCGAGATGAGTTCTTGCGGCGGACAAAATCAACGTCTTTGCTTGTGCTTCCATCCGCTTATTTCGCTCGCTGCTTTCGCTGACATCAAAATCCACGGTTTCCGTTATATGCATACATCCGTTCTTTAACGCGAATTCAGCAAATAGACCTTTGGCAGCTTCGATAGGGAATTTTTCGACAATTTTATGTTCGTTAATCTCATCGCGCTTGCCGAGGAGATGTTTTCGCTTGAAGTGAGTGCGCAGCTTTGTGCGGAGCCTATGTTCCGGCGCTACTTTCACTACCGGATCACGAGGCAAGGTAGGTGGAGTAACAAGCTCCGACAACAGCCAGTCAATCTCATTCTCATATTCAGCGCGATCGTTGGCCGGAAACTGGCCCACGAATTCTTGTAGCCCCGGGTTGCCACCTAGCTTATCCAAAAAGGCTTTCGCAGCCGCAAGGGTTGGCGCGGCCTTAAGAAGCGACTGGAGTGTCATGGCGATAGAGACCAAGCCCCCTTCGGGAAATCGGGGATTTAGGGCTTGAACTTTATCTGTGGTTGAGGTCACGCGGACGTCCCACTTGTCTTGATGGCGCACCAAAATACCGACATTGACGACTTCGCGCCGCTCCGGATTCGGAAGTAGTTCGATCACGCTGTAGTGCGCCAAGTAATTCATGGCAGAGTCCTCTTGGCTTCATTTCCACGTACGATTCGGTCGTTGCTAGACCACCATTGGCAGAGTATAGCCCGATCTGCCTCAAGCATCCATTCATCAGGCATTGGCGCCAAAATCTCATGCATCTTACTGTCGGGGAGACCGTTCCATCGGTCGATGATCTTCTCCGCATCCTGCTTGACAAACGGATGGTATCCAGTCCAATCGGCAATACTTCTGACCGTGTTCGTATGCGCTGGAATCGGAAGTCCTGGCATCGGCCAGCCTTCGAAGTTTAAGGCTCGACTGAAGTCAATAAGCATAAGTAAAACCTCGCCGTTCACCCTAAGGTATAGATAATTATTTAAATGGCGATCGCCGTTATTCGATGTGTAGTCGAACGCGAGAGTGCTACTGAAAACATGGGGATTTGAAACTTGCGGCAATGCCATTACCGCGTTTTCCGTGCCTCCCTGCCAGAGAGATCCAAACAAAATGTCTTGCCGGCCCTCGATCGAAATAGGGGCGCAATTTGCTACGGGTAGGCCGCACGAGCCAGCGAGATGAGTACATATCCATTCGCGCGCTGGTAGGCCTGGGTCATCTAGAGTACTTTTGCAGAGATATGGGTAACTAGTGTTTGCGCAATAGGCAATGCAGTCGGCGTCGGCGGTAGATGGCGGCGCTTTTGTGCGAACGCAATGAATGGTAGCGAGAGTGCTGTTGGTCATTTTTTATTTTCGTAAGCGAGTCTGCGCATTTTTGACAGTCTGGGTCGCGCATGTTTGGCGCGCAGTCAGCAGAGTTATTTTGGTAAAGTGCGCGGTTCACTTACCCTTGGCTTTGCACTTTCCCAGTAGATCTTTTTGCGCTATACCCTTCGTACCCAGCACACGCTCAATGCGTTTGGCTTGCCCCATGCATTGGTCGAACTGGTCCTGACTGGTCGCGGCATCGGAAGCGGGGCGCTTGCGGCTAAGCGCGTCAATGCTGTCGGTGACGTTCTGATTCAGTGCATGCCGGACGTCGCACCATGCCTCCACCAGCTCGTCTGCTTTCATATCCTTCATTTCTTGATAATCGAGCGCAACGCAGCCGGCCGACGCTTGCAGCGTCACTAGCGCCAAGGCCAACAGGGAAAAAT